AGTTTATTAACACCAATTGCAGAGCGAGTACCAGTTGTAATATCACTCCCCCAACCTACTCCAGCAGTAAATCTATAAACTGAATAGTAATAGCTGTAAGAGTAAGATACAGAAGCGCCGCCGCCAGAAGTAGTTGCATTTGAAATTCCGCCAGCGGTAAATGTGTAAGTATTAGCCGTTGGAGTTGAAGTAACAACAAACTCGCTGTTTAAAGAAAGACCACCAACAGTGGGTGCTCCCGCGAAAGTAACGAAAGAGCCGATAGCTAACCCGTGAGAAACATGTGTTACTGTAACTGTAGCACTTCCATCAGTAACTGCAAAAGGGTTCGTTCCTAAAGAACCTGTAGCATCACCAGAATTACGTCGAGCACCGTATACAGTATCACTATGAATCCAGATACCTAAAACTTTTCCAAGCCCTGGTAAGGTTGGATAAGTAGCATCGTAAGGTTCAAATCCGTTAATACGTCTGTAGCCACCAAATTGAGATATTTCAAAGTTTAACATCCGAATAGCCGCACCCGGATTACTGGAAGCTAGAACTAGAGCATCTTCATTTGTGTATAGACCGCCACGAGATAATACCGTAACGTCTTTCCAACTATCCATTAAATACTCCCTGTCGGAGCATTAATTAAATTGGCAACTCTGGTATCCCGCACTTCTAAAAGACGGTTTGTGTTAATCAGGAGAGATCTCATATGATCAATACCTAGATCAAATTTTTGTTTAGCAATTGCGGCTTGCTGAGAATTATCCCTGAACATATAACAGTGATATACAGATCCATCAATCACTACATGTTTAAAAGCATCAGGAACTACCATAGTATCTGTGCTTAAAGTTAAATCTGTGTGGTAAGAATAATAGTCGTAAGAAACGGAATATGCTGCATCTGGAATAGGAGTAAACCCGGCATTTCCACCGGGAGTTTTATAAACATAAATCGGCTGATCATAGTCACCTGATCCCGCCTCGCTATCTCTTTCGAAATATGAACTGAGATAGTTATTGTAATCCATTTGACGAAGTTTACGAGCAGAAAAATTATTACCTGCATCGTAGTTAATTCTAAACGTGTTCCAATCAGCTAACTTAACATTAGCAGCTAGCGTATACGTATCTGTACCAGAAGCTAGTGTTAAACTACCTGTTGTGTAGTTAAAAGGAAAAAAGTACTCACGTTGTGAAATTTCATGCAACGCTGCATTAACGGCATCTTTTACTTGAGCACGAAAACCAATAACCGCCGCAAAATCGGCTGAGGCAATCTCAACTTCATTTAGACGGCGTAACGTATCGTTTACTAATGTAAGAAAAGTCGTTGCCATGAAAAATCCTAAGAGTAGAGGAGCGGGACCGAAGCCCCGCCCCAATACATCAATTAAGCTAGGTCGCGTGAAACCTCATCAGCAACCATTGAACCGGAGTCATCGACGTCCATTAGGACAGCCCAGACCCGCACTTCACCGCCTGTTGGGGCAGTAGTAGCAGTTGCAATAGTAACATCAAGATTATCAGCGGTACCGCCGACTACTACCGGACGGAAGTCTGCATCGGCTGCACCGTAGTCACCTACAGAAGCAGCGTCGTAGTCAAAGCCGTCAACGAAAATATCGCCACCAGCAGTGGAGAGATTTAGTGTCACATCCGAAGAACCGCCGACATTAGCAACGGAAACTTCTAGACCAGCAGCTAGGATCACATGATTTGCTGGAACGGTAAGAGCCGGAATAACGTCAGCAGCAGCAAGAGCGCCGCCTTTGTCAGTCGCAGCGGTAGCAAAGTTCACAAAACCTTGCACATAGTACGGCTGACGGCCACGGGCACTATTGCCACGAGCAACGGTAAGAGTATTATCACCTAAAGCCATAATTTATCTCCCCCATTAACCGGCAATGTTGTAGTGTGCACGGACTAGAGCTTCTGGACGAAGGATCTTCCGGCCATAGAGATGCATACCACGAACAACGTCAGCGAAGCTATCGTTATCACGATATGTCTCTACTTTTTCAATTTGAGAAGCAGTAGCGACTGCGGAGTCGTGACCAGCAAGAACCACACCGAAGTTGGTAGCGGAACCGTTGGTATCAACTGTAGCAGGGCCAGTGCCAATTGAAGGTAGGTTGTTTGAAAGGTAAACGCGGAAACCACGAACCATGCCAGAAATAATGCGGCCATTCCGAAGAATGTCGCCAGCATTCTGACCACCAGCAAAGTCATTGTTTAGAAGCTTGCTGTTTTCGTCGTTTAGCTGTTCAGCGAAAACGGGGTCAACCACAACCCAACGACCATCACGGTCAACATTTTGCTGGTCAAGAAGACGAGCCATCCGGTTTAGAACCTGTAGAGGGGTTGCCTCACCAGTACTACCGTCTGGGTGTGTAGCGATAGAATCGGTAGCAGCACCACCAGAAACGAAGCTGTTACGAGCAACTAGCATGGAAGCTAGTAGACCATTGTCAGCAACGGTGACCGGATCGGTACCGGACTTGTCGCCAGAAACACGAGCAGTATCGGCAATGCTGTGAAGAGCAGATTGTTTGAAGCCGGTCATGTAACCAAGAATTTCTTGGTCGAACTGGTCACGAAGGCGATAGCCAGCGCGATCAGAAGCAAGGGATTCGAAGTTCACATGCGAATGTGCTTCTTCAATGTCGTCAATTTTAAAGGCGAAGTAGTTTGCCTTATCGACAACGAGAGTGAAGTCCTCGTCATCGAGATCCTGTGGCATTACAACGGTGCCACGGGAATATGCCTTAACGGTGATCTCTGGCTCCTTGATGATGCGAACGCTATCACCAAAGTTATTGATCTCACCGAAGTAATCACTGTTTGTGATGTCTTCAACGATACTGGTCTTACGGAACGCAGTCTGTACCTTCTTGCTGTAAATTACCGGCGAGAAGTTACCGTTAGGTAGGTTACCGTAGCCAGGAGCCGATGAAAAAGCCATTGGTTATCTCCTTTCAGGCTGTTTGCTAAAAAGAACTAACATTAGGCATTCAAGGCTGACTCATTAGGGTAGGGGTTCCGGCCTAAATATTGTACAGGTAGTTGAATTTTCCGTAAGTGTTAGCGGAAGATCAGACAGTGGTCTAAACATTTAGAGGTGTCTGGGAAGAAGCGGGCCAAATTAATGGCCCACTTTTATTGTATAGATAATATTATAACATACTAAATTTTATTTGTCAAGTAAAAAATTACCGAGCACCACCAGAAATATCATATTCGAAGTTGCCTGTACGAATAGCTTCCATGATTTCATTTTCAAACCGCTCGTAATCCTTACCCGAAAGCTTTTTAACTGCTGACTCGGACCACTTTGCTTTAGTCTCTAGTGCGGGTTCTTGCGAACGTCGTGGCCGTCCAACACTCTTAGCTGCATCTTTTGTGGTAGGCTTTGGCTTTGTCTCCAGTTTATAGAGATCAATTGCCTTTGACGCTGCTAAGAAGTCAGTTTCATTTTCGTATAGAGCATCTTGAATCCACTTAGGTTGTACATCTACCCATGCGTGGAAGTCTGCATCTGCACGTAATTCACTGTAGTCTGGGTGAAGCCTAGCTAACTCTGACTCTGCTTCTTTAACTTTCACTTCGTGCTGCATCTTATCAACAGCAGCTAATTTTTCTTCTACGTCTTTTCGTGCTTCAATTGCTTTCTTAGTAGCGATTGTTTCTACAATCTTAGCTACGTCTGGATATTTTTCAGCCCATTGTTCTAGTTCTTCGTCGCTCTTAGGCAGTTTTACCTGTTGCTTAGTAACGCTTTCTAGCTGACTTTTTAACTTACTGATTTCTTCTGCATACTGAGATTCTTTGCTTTGCATATGTCGCCTAAGATCACCATAGCGTTTCTTAAACGTCCCCTCTTCGGGATTTAATTCTTCTGGTTCTTGTTCAGCTTCTTCAGTATTTCCTGCGCGTTCTGCTTCTAGGCGTTCAATTTCCTTTTCTTCTTCTTCAATCGATGAATTATTTTTGTACTTCATCATTGAAACTTTAGGTGTGTTTTCTACTGCTTGAGCTTGCATTTTACTCTCTCTCTATAGGGGGCCACCAGTAGCTCTTCACCACGAAGAGGGTAGTGGGTAGCCCGCAAAAAAGGTTTAAATTAGGCCAACCCCCGGTATAAAAGTACCTTTGGGTGAGGCAGACATAATACCCTTGTCACTTTTTGGCGAAGAAACATCAGGCGATGCACCTATAAAATTATTAACAATATCTACATCGGCAGGTCCGGTTAAATCAGAACCGTATTGCCGCTTAAACCTTTCGGGGTCGCTCAGTATCGTTAAATTATCAGGATAAAAAGTATTTTCTGGACCGCTGCTTTCCGATAATGACACTTGAGGAGCATATAAACTCTTAATAACGTCTAGGTTTGTAGCACCTTCCGGGATATCAGATGACGATATTCCTTTCCGTTTAATTCTACGAGTTGAGGCTAATGTGTCGAGTTTTGCTTTAAGACTCTCGTTTTTCGATGGAGAACCAGACGGATCAATTACATTAGAACCCTCATAGTAGTTCTTTAGTAGTTCTCCTTGATCGCCGCCGATGCCATATTGTGAAAGAATCTCGTAAAGTTCTTTGTCTTTAGCTATTTCTTTATTACTTTCCGCACTTCCATCTACATTAAGGCCGAAAGGAGTAACTTCTCGCGCAAAAGTTTTTCTTTGGTTCAGACTTTTTCCGGTAAGAATAGGTTTCTTATTGTATCTCTGTCCTGTCTTTTCTTCCCACTTTTTAATTTCGTCAGGGGAGTATCCCTCGGGAGCGTCAATAAACATATTACCAAAAGTTCCAGATTGAGTTAACACAAAATCTTTAAAGCTAAACAAATCTGATTCATCTTCGCCAAACGTGTTTTTTTGACCCGTCCCTAGTAATCCTACCCCTGGTACGTAAGCCATACCGCCGTTAGCGGCCCTCATAATACCTCTTTTAGGAGCGGTATCAATAATACCAACTCCAGGTATAAATCGCCGGACAGAAGTTGTAATCCTAGGAGTTTCTGGAGTTAGATCTGCCATAGATATGTTTGGGTCATCTCCACCACCACCTCTAGAACCGTCGTCACCTCCGATGTCTGTACCTTTTCCAAATCCGCTAAAACCAACGTCAGTTTCTTCATCAACGGGGGTATCAAAAGATATCCCTGCCGCACGGGCTTTCCCCTGTAAAGCCCTACCAAATTCATCCATTTTTTCAAGTACCGATACTCTTGTAAATCCCTTTACAAAATCTTCCGCAATATTTTCAACTAGGTTTTGAGAAAAACTAGGATCTGCAGGCATAGCTGCTGGATCTTGAACATCTTTAGGTGTATTTTTCGAAGTTTCCTGTTCATCTGTTGCATTAGGGTCTTCGCCTGTGCTTTGGGTTGATGTGCCCGACATATCCATAGATGGATCATCGTTTTCATTAGGATCATCGCCCCCACTTGTCCCCCCACCCCCATTAAAGTGCATAGGACGCATCAAACCTTTTGAAGACTCAATAACAACGAGTGTTTCTGGTTCTTGAATAAAACTCATCTCATCGTCATCGTCTTCTTCTTTACCGTTATGATCCACGTTTTGAATCATCCCGAGATCTTCCATCTGCTGTAATTCAAATAGGGCGTTTTGATGTAAGTCTTTAATCCTAGCTAATCCGTAATACCTAACTACGTTAGCCGGAAGAACATACTCGCCGGTTGAAAGATACGCAGGAATATCGTCCGCTACTTCTTCAGGAGTTGCACCAGGAGGCGGATCTGGTAGATCATCCTCTGTCACTTCTAGTTCCTTTTCTACGGGACCACCTTCAGCAAAGTTAGCTGGATCAGCTTCTCCCGTTGGTCCTTCATATGTATCTGCTTCTTCACTAGTGCCAAAGAAGCTACGAAGCATATCACCGATAGTTTGATCACCGGTACTTTCTGGAGCAAACGCACCTGTACCTTCTTCAAATGCCTGTTGACGACGGGGGCTGTCTGGATCTACGTAAGCCTCTCTGTCTAACTCTTCTGGTGTATACGCTGGACCCACCTCTTGTTGAGTTGGACTTTCTAGTAACTCACGGCTATTTAAAGACTCTCCCTCCGTAAGCTTTTCTTCAGGTACAGGACGATATCGACTAGGATCAGTTTCTAACGGAATAGACCCCATAGCCTCAGCCATTTGGGCATCGAGACTGTCTTCGGCTGCACTCCCCGTGATATCCTCCGAAGGCACAGGCTGCATATTATCCCGAAGACTAGGAGGTAAGGCAGGTGTGCGGTCTTCCTCCATTCCCGGTGAGATAGGTTCTGGAAATCGACCTCCAGGGTCTACCTCGCTAAGTTGCTCCATTTGTTTAGTTGTATAATCCCCCAAAGTTTTAATACCTCGATTTTGAGCTTGGTATTCTCGTGGTAGTTCCGTACTTGGGTCTTGTCCGATTCCTTTAGGATAAAAAACAGCCATGTTAAGATTCTGACGTGTTGGATTATCTCGTAGTTTTTTTAAGTTTCCCGCACCTAAATTATCAGCAGAAAAATACTTTTTAACGTATTTCATCTGCTCCTTTGCAGTCATTTTTGCAAGTTCTTCAGTTGTTGTTCCAAGTGCTTTAGCCCGAGGAGGCATAAATTGAATTAGACCTGTAGCACCACTACCTGCTAGATTTTTTGCGGCAGGATCAAACTTACTCTCAAAGTAAATTAAGTCCGCGACAAACATAGGATCAACGCCTAAATCGTTTCCTAGAGAAACAATATCTTCGGCAATCTCACTGGATTTTTGATATTTAGAAATAATATCTGATGCTGTCGTCATATTTAACCCCTCTTAGCTTTTGTTTGAACTTCAACTTTCATATTTTTCATTTTATTTAACAAGGTGCAAGCGCCCTGCGCTCGATATAATTCTTTTTCATCATCGGACTGTTCTAGTATCCTGTAATACTCTTTCTTCTTTTCGTCTAAATAGATATCCATTAGCTGTTGAAAATCTGGTTGATTGA